CATTATTTGTCACGTACGTAGGTGCGCCACCAGAAGAGGTTGGTGTACTTGCAGATTCTAAAACTAAATCTTGAGAGCTAGCCGGCCGCGGCAAGCAAAAGAAGCATAAGAAGAGCACCGCCAATAGCACTTTTGCCAGTATCCCATTGCCTTTTCTGAACATCTGCTTTTGTCTCCGGAATAATTATTGCAGGAATTTTCTTTTTGCCTGATGGCTTTTTCCATTCAACCTTTGCGTCTTCACCAATTTTACCATAAATTGGACAAGGTGTTCCTGCCATTCCCATAGCATCGTATACTCTACGGTCTTGACATAAGACCGATACTGCCGCAACTTTCATTCCAAAGTCATATAATGTTTTTGATATTTTAAGTCTTTCACAATTCTGATCGGTAACAGTTTCTCCGGTTGATATACCTAAAATTTGTGTCTGCACTGCTCCCGATATACCAACAGTACACAAGTCTTGAGAACTACCTCCAGCACTTGGAGAAATAGCACTTGGTGGTGGAGAAATTACAATTGTTCTACCTTTAGAGTCGGTTTTGCTTTTACTATCAGTTGTGGAGTCTATTACAGTTTGTGCATACAAAACAATAGGCTTTGATGCACATGCTGCTAGTGTTAATAATATCAATATCAATAGTTGTTTACTCATAGTTAAACTCCTGTCTATCGATACTATTTATACAAAAAAAGAGAGCCGGAAGACTCTCTTTTTTATCAAAAATAAGTACGACTTTTCTGTTGCTAGGTAAGTCGCCAACCCCCTGTGTTAGGCTGCTATTGCAACGTAACCAGATGGAGCACAATTATTGTTTGCACTTGTAAAGTTCTTCGCGTTAACCCAGCTTAGATCGGGATAGTCTCCATGTTTCCGTCAACACCTGTCGATCCTATTTCAGCCCCATCAAAAAGACACGAATAAGTAATGGTCCAATACGATAATTTTTATATGGATTACCGCTATTATATCTAAAATCTCCCCATTGAAAAGGTTCTCCTTTAGTCCAACTTATCCAATGAAAGTCCATTCTTTAGTGTCCTTATGGTGGAGCTGCGCGGTACTGCCCCGCGGTCCAGTATGCATCTAGTTAATATCATCAACTACATAGTATATATAATAGTTTAAACATACACAGAATTAAATTGTTGAGTACATCGAATAAATGTAGTACACTTACTTAATTGTTTAAGGTTAGAAGCGCCGGCATACGTGCAAGTACTACGTATTCCACCAAGAATATCTTGAATAGTGTTTTTTATTTCGCCACGATACGGTATCAAAACAGTTCTACCTTCACTCGATCTGTAATTTTTAAGACCTCCAAAGTGTTTATTATTTGCAGTATCCGAACTCATTCCATAGAATTGTACGAATTGTTTCTCTTCAATCTTTGGCGCATTAGGTTCTTCAAATACTTCATTTGTAAAATAATGTTTGGTAATTACTTCACCGCCGCCTTCATCGTGTCCAGCTAACATCCCACCAAGCATAACGAAGTCGGCTCCTGCAGCGAATGCTTTAGCCACATCTCCAGGGCATGTACATCCACCATCAGCAATGATATGGCCTCCAAGACCATGCGCGGCATCAGCGCACTCAATAACAGAAGACAACTGAGGATAACCAACACCCGTTTGAATCCGAGTAGTGCAAACACTCCCAGGACCAATGCCCACTTTAACAATATCGGCTCCATTTAAAATTAACTCCTGTGTTTGATCTGCTGTAACTACGTTTCCAGCAATGATTACAATTCTGGGATAAAGACTTCTAAATTCTTTTATAAAATTACTAAATCTTACAGTATATCCATTAGCAACATCAATACATACATATTTTAATTGATCATCAACTTGCTCGTAAACTGTTCTAAACTTTTCATGATCTCGATCACTAATACCAATACTCATTGCAGTATATTCAGTACGCAAATTATTATCACTATCAAAATAATCTACAAGATCATTAACGCTATAAGTTTTTACTAAACACGTGAAAGCAGATTCAAGTGATAGTTTATCTGCCATTTCAAATGTACCAACACCATCCATGTTAGCTGCCATAATAGGAATACCCTCGTAATTATATGGTGCAGTACTATTTGGATAATCTGGACTATAATTTAAAAAAGTAAATTTACGTTCTAAATCAACTTCTTTTCTTGATTCAAGCGTGCTTCTTTTAGGACGAATAAGCACATCTTTATAGTCAAGCTTCATATCATCATCAATGCGCATTATAATTCCTCGTCATGTATATGCAATTGAATAAGAGCATAATGAAGAATTTTCATTAAGTCTTTACGAGCATCATCTCGAGTACCTTTATTTCCATATCGATTAGCATACTTATCGACGTTACCCATACAGAATCCTGTGCCATGTCCTCGGTCAATAATTACTTCAGTTGATTGAAATTTATTAGTGGAATAATGAGCTCCATATGTACTATCAATATATTTTTGAAACTCTTCAATATATTGATTTTCGTTAAATTTATAATCAATAATGTTTTTCATTCAATTTCCTCTAATTCATAATATTCCATTACTTCATTTGTTTGAGATTTTGCTATTGCTTCTGCTTTATCCCAATCAGCTTTATCTAATTCAAACTCTATTATTTTATCTATTCTAACATTTTCAACATCTGGCCAACCAAGACTTTTAAGTGCATATGTTACGGTTTGACCTGCATTATCCAAAATACCTCTACGAATACATATCATAGCTTTATATCTCATGGCATTGTAAATAAGGCTCTTACACCACTGTCTTTATCTGTAGGTTGTCTAGCAAACACTACCCACTTGTATGCGAACATTGTTTCTTTTGTAGTACAAAATTCTTTGAAAGATGTGCCTGTTGTATACACATCATCAACTACTAGCCATGGATGTTTTGGTTCCCATTTAGAATATTTTTGAAGAGCATTTTGTAATTTAACACCACCTCTAGGAATACCAACAACCTTTGAAAATGGTTCCTTTTGATAGTCCATAATCATTGATGCTAAACAATCCCATTCTTTATCAGATACAGCATCCATTTCTATTTTCCATTCCATAGGAATGCCTGCGTGGGAAGTAAATTTTTGTTTTTGAAATAAATCCATTTTTTATCCACTTATATAAGGCGTGTCGCCTACTTTTGCTCTTCGCCATTCTTTTTGGTTAAACATTTTTCCTTGAAGTTCTGTTATGTGACTTATCTCATTATCTATATTATCTTTACTACTTTGCTTTTTTACAGTAAGTCTTTTCATTGTCAATCTTTGTAACCTATATGCAAGAGCACTTTCAATCCAATGAATATCTTCTAAATTTAATTTCCAGCTATCGAGATTAGGCTTTACCATTATTTGCTCATTCCTTGAGGGTCATATTGTTCGCCATTATATGCTGGATATTGATCATCTTCAACTCCAGAATTACAGCCGACTACTACTATCGCTAAAAATATACAAGAGATAATAGTGCCTTTTTTCATCCAATACATAAAGCCATCGAATGCTTGTTCAGCTTGTTGTTGTGCTGCATCTTTTATTTCTTTACTCATTTAGTGACCACCTTCTGAGTATATTACAGGTATAGCAAGAAAAATCATACCAAATATCATTGCAATCAACATAATGACCGGCATCTGCGATAACAAAGGTTTGTGAAAATCAAATAGCCTGATATATTCGTGGACTCTGTATGCTATTACTTTATTTTTTAGTTTTTTCATATTGTATCTATCTCCTCCCATGTTCTAATAAAAAAACTACTACCTAGTTTATCAATCTCCGTCTGAGGATAACCCTCAGAAACTAACCAACGTTTCATATCAAAATCATCTTTTAATAAATAATATTCTTCATGCACGGGCTTGGGAAATCCATACTTCCAACCGCTTGGCGGATCAACCATCAGTGTCATTCTTTTAATCCAAAACAGGGTAATATATTCATATTACAATACATTGCGTAATCTTCAAGTCCTACCATTAACATCAGCATAATGACAGGTAATCCTACTATCATAAAAGCAAGAATGAGAAATGCCCAGCCTAAACCTTTTGTAGTACAATAGTTATGTTCTTCACTCATTAATCTTCCTGTCTATAAAAAATATGGGCTCCCATTTGAGCAATCTTTGTAAAAGCCTTTGCCCAGCTAGGATTTACATATGTTGCATGATAGTGAGTTGATCCTTCAGTGATACCTCTCCATTGATTAGTCACATACATTGTAACAGCATGATTAATAGAGCGTTCCCATGCTTCAGCATTTTGTGGCTCATCTGCTTTACCGTCACAATACCAGCTAAATTGGCATTTATTTAGTAAAGGTTCACCCTTATCATTTAAATAAGATTGGTGCACAACTTCACATGGAGTGTCTGGATATTTTTTGTGTTTAACTCTATTTAATACAACATCAGTAACAGCCATGGCATCTATTAGAGATGATGCCATGGTTTCATAGTATATATTTGTGGCTAAGCATTGTACCTGCTTAGCTTCCTCTTCTTGTGCTACTCGAATAGCTTCTTGTTCAATAGCTAATTCATTAGCCATTTCTTCTGCAAGTAATTGTACTTCCTCTTTTTTCTCAGTAGCTACTTTTGTACCTTCATAAGCAGCATAACCGACAGCACCGCAAACTACGGCATTACCCAACATTATTGCTATATGTTTAAGTTTCATTTAGTTTCCTGATTTATTATTATATACGTATTATACTATATTTTAAACAAAAAGTAAACCTTTATTTTACAAAAGGCCATTCTTTTTTACCATTAAGATTTTCAATCCTCTGTTTTAAAAAACTAATAGTAGTATGAATATGTCCGCAGTCATGTGGTTCAAGGAGAGTTTCATAATAATAAATTTCTTCTTGTAACATTTGTATTCGAACATTTTCAGAATTTTTCATATTTAATTCATCATAATACGATTCTAATCCCATTAGGATACCTCTTTAAATTTAAGAGTGTATTGTTGATTAGGTAATCCAGATATGTCTTTATGTCCAAGGGCCCAATTTTCTGCAGCGTCTTCTACGTAGCGAAGAGAATTATTGGGAAAACTTTCTTCAAAATATTTAATTCCACCATCTGTAAAATATTTAATGTAAGCATGTTCTTCTTTATAACTAAAATGTATTTCGCAATAGTCATTTCCATTATCGGAATAATAAGTCGAAAGTTTTTTACCCATTTTTATTCTCCCTGAATTAAATCCTCTGCAAGAGGAAAGATTTTACTAATAGCCTTACCACACTCTCGAGCAAGTTCCATATGCTCTTTTTGAGTACCATTACCACTTCTCAATTCAATATAATGAATCCATGATCTAAGAGTTCCGTTAGCATACAATCGAGATAAAGTCAAACCTTCAGGTAAAACCTTACGAGCCTGTTCTTTTGCAATGCCATTATCGATTGCCCAATCATAAGCCATCTTAGATGTTTCTATGACAGCCATTTGCTTATTCCACCATTCATTTTGCAGGCTATCATCTTCAGTCTCAATACTGTTTTGTCTATTTTTAGTGTCTTGAAGTCTTGCTTCAGACAATACAAAAGTTTCATCCATGTCACTTGGGTCAGCATACCGTTGACTAAATTCTTGGAATGAAAATGATCTATGTCTCAAAAGCTGTCTAGCAATGTCTCGAGTAGTTTCAATTTCCATAGTGGCTGAAGCCATTTCAAGAGGAGACCAATGTTTATGCTTAATCAGATATTTAATAAGCTTTTCACTGGTTGCACTATTAATTTGATTTGTAGGATTTGACACTCTTGCACAAAAAGCAATAAGATCTTGAACATCACCAATTTCTGGCATATCATAAACTTGTGTGTATCCTATCAATTTGGCTTTCATTACTTATATTCTCCAGTATCATATTCAACAAAATCTTCTTCGTACATTTCTTCCCAATCTGTTGGGATCATAATATTATGATTAATTCGTTTAATAGCTTTTGTTAGTTTTTTACTTTGAGGCATATCTTCTTCGATTTGCATAAGAGTCCTATGAACTAGCGCAAATGCTTCGTCATCACTAATTTCAATTTTCATTATTGTGCGTCCTTCATTATAAAAGTTCCTTTTCGTGAATTCAAGTAGTTTTTACCAGACACCTTTTGTCTAATAAAACGCTTATTTGTTTCTTCTTTATTTGGATTTTCAACTGTAAATACTACATCTTTACCTTGTGCTAAAGCTTTCATTTGATTCATAAACCTATCTCCTGAAGACATATAGTCTCTCCTCATGGCTTTACGAATTGATTTACTCACAGTACTGTGAATACCCTGTGATGTTTCTTTACCCATTATTTATCTCCAATTAAGTTGCTATATTTTTTTAGTTTTTCTCTTTTGGCTGTAGATGCTTCTAAAATGTTATCACTAGAAATATTAAAATAATCACCTAATAAATCTAACATACATTGAACATCACCCATTTCATTTATAAGATTTTTTTTATGATCGTCACT